AAAGTTATTTTACTGAAGTACAATTTTGTGCTAAAATACCATACCAGTTAACACAAACATAAGTATTTGAATCTAAAGTACTTGGAGCAGCTGGTAATATAATACTTGCATTAATATTACTTGCACCATTTAACACAATATTTGGTTCACAAACTTGTAAAGCATAAGTATCAAAACTACTTTGATCAATTGTGTATTGTGCTGGACTTGTAGCAGTTGCACTATTGAAATTAGTATTTTGTTGTGTTTGTGGAATATCTAAATGTTGTAAAACCGCCCATTTAGGTAACACGTTTTGATTGTTTACTTGAATATTCAAATAACCATTATACAAAGTATATAATTGTGCATTTCCAGTTGAGAAAGCAGTTTTATTTGGATATGTGTAAGATTGTGCAATACCACTTGTAGCAGCACCACTTACTAAAGTAATTTGAATACCACTAACAATAAACAAATCTTGAAGAGCAAGTCTTTGTTCACGTACGGTCGGAGTTCCGTTTGTATTATCATTAACTAATACTGGTACGTGATAAGCTGCACTTGAAGTAGTTAAAAGTACTTCACTACGTAAGTAAGATGGAGTTAATACTGCGTGTGAAGTATCGTATCCTAATTGATTGATAAGCGTTCTTGAGTTTTCGAACACTAATCTTTGTCCCATTTGAGTTGCCATAAAATTATTAATTTTTATTTTTTATTAAAAGTGAAAAAAGTTGATTAACAAGCCTCTAATATTGCAGCGTTTCTAACACCAGCAATATAAGTTCCTTTACTTGCTAATTGAGTTCCAGCAATATTACGTACTGGAGCATTACGATAAGGATTCATCATTGCACCTACACCAGATAATACACCGGTTCCTTGTAAAAGTTTAACTCCACCTACTGCAATCATTCCAGCACCTAATTTAGCACCAACATCACCTTTGATGAATCTTGGAGTTAATACACCAGCAACAATTGGAACTGCTCCAGATACTAATGATTTTGTTCCAGCAGACATTGTACTTGATGCGGTTGCTTTACTTACCATATTGCCAACGAATTGAGCAATTACGCCACCACCTATAATATAAGCAGCAGACATTAATGTACCACCTTTACCAGACATTCCACTTTTACGGCGTCTGTATGTGGTTTTTTTAGCTTTAGATTTTCTTCTTGCCATTTTTTTGATTTTTATTTATTTGAGAGAAATTTTTATTTAATGTTTTTTTTCAATTGTGATATATGTGCTTTTTGTTCTTTAATAGCTTCTTTTACTCTTTTAATATCTATATTAATAATTCTTGCACTCATTGGAAATTCCTTTTTATCAAATTGTAATTCCAATAAAATTTTTTGCCAATTGGTTAATTTATCATTTGCAACTTTAATATCATTAATTATAGTAGTATTTATAGTACCAATTTTTCCCATATGACTTTTTTGTGTCTTAACGGCTTTTTGTATTGATTTTAATACTTGTGTTTCAGTTGGTTTTTTCTTTACTGCACCTATTTTTTTAGTCGCTTTTTTTACTACTTTCTTTTTTGCAATTTTCTTAGGAGCAGCTTTTTTAACTACTCTTTTTTTAGCAGCTTTCTTAACTACTTTCTTTTTCCCGTAAATATGTGCAAATGCTTCTTTAAGTGAAACACCAGTTTTTGTTCTATATGCAATTGCTTGTTTAAATTTTGCTTTTGCAGTTTTTTGTGCTTGTGTCATTCTTTACTTTTTAATTAATAATAATATTGCTAATGCAATACCACCATATAACAATAAATTATTTTTATTTGATACTAAATTGGTAATACTTTGAATTGGATTAGCATTATAATTTATTTCAGCTTGTGTAAACATTGCTTGATCCAAATTTGCATACATATTATTTCCATCTCCTCTTGTATTTCTTATTGATAATATATAATTATTAAAGTATATTTTATCATCTGGTAATAATATTTGATAATCATTTTGGTATGCTTGTCTATACCATAATAGTAATTCTCTTGCTTCAACATCCTTTGCTTTTACATTAATTTTTTGACCAGCTGCAATTACTAAACCCAATCTTTCACGTGCATCTTTATTAATTAATTGTGGTTTTAAATCATTAATTATATTTCTTGAATCCTTTGCTGGACTTTGAAAAGCATTACTAATCCAAGGAATTAAAAAAGGTAAAGCTGCAATTGCAACATCTATAATGGCAGTTATAGGTAAAGCAGCACCACCAGTAGCTAATGTTGCTTCTCCAAATCCAATTGTATTTGGTTTGTGCTTATATCCAATATAAGATACTTGATTCATTATTTCTTTCTTGTTAAAAAGTAAATACCTAAACCAGCAGCAGCCAATAAAAGTATAGTATTAGTACTTATACCAGTTGATTGTTGTGGTTGTGGTTGATATTGTGTATATCCACCACCACCAAAATCATTTCTTGGTTGAGTTGCAGTTATAATACTTGGTGCCGCTTTTAAAACTGAATCAAAAATATCAGAAATTGTACTTCCTACTGCTTTATTTTGTTGTGGTTGTACACCACTTAATCCGACTAATGACATATTGTTAACTTTTTTATCTTTAAAAAAATATGGTTTTTTCTTTTCATTAAAACTATCTAATACTGGATCAATCCAAAATTCTTCATCATTTTCAATAACTACACAAAAAACGTGCTGAGGAACTTTATCAAATGGATCATATGAAGCAAACCTATATAAAACATCAAAATTTTGATCAGTATTTCGTTTTATTGCATCTAATACACCACAAGAAAATAATGCGTAACTTTTACAATCCGATGGAGTACATACAATACTTGATGGGCTTTTTAAATATTGTAAATCGTTAGATTCAATATAATAAGGAACATTTTTTTTTAAAAAATTGTAAATATTGTTACAAGTTTCATAAATATCATCACCATCAAAATATTGATAGATTTTATCATATTCGGATTCATATTTTTTATGTGTTTCTAAAATACCAGTTATAATATCATTTACACCTTGATTTTCTACAACAACACTTTGTTGATTTAAAAACGGCGTTAATTTACCTAATATGGTATTTGAACTTACCATTAAAAATTATATTTAAAATCTAATGGTAATGGAATAAAATCAACAATCATTCTGCCTCTAAATTCTAATGAAAATTGATCTGTTTTAAATTTAGTAATTAGATCAGCTACACCTAAATAGGATAATGTTACTGGGATATTAATTATACTTGAACCAGATACAATTGTAATTGGAGTTATTCCAAATACACTTCCAACCATTGCACCATCAATATACAAATCTCCAGTAATATTTTGTAAATCAGCAGTTGTACTGGTGGGATTATTAACTTGAACTTGTAATTGTAAAATAGGTTCAGTAAAACTTAACCTTGAAAAATCTAAATTTTTAAAAAAAACATTAATACTTTGAGACAATAGAAACTTTCTATATGCTATGAATCCTATTACACCAAAAATGATCCAACCCAAATAATTTTTTTTCATTGAATTAATTGTACGTAAAAATACAATAATTATAGTACAAATCCAGTAAAAATTCACATTTTTTGTTAAATTTTTAAAATGTGGATAAATTTAGGGTACATTTTGTCTTATATTCGTAGAATAAAATTATATTCGCACCATCATAGATGGTCGAATATAATTTCTAAAGTACCCGTAAAACGACCTTTACAATTAACTTTTTTCACCTTTAATTTTATAATAAACACAATTATATTTGGTAATATCCGAAATTTTTATAATTTTGGTTATCACTAACATTTAAATACGTTTATTATGGTCAATTCAACTTTACAAGAGCATACACTCTTGGATATTATGCGAATCCAAAAAAGAATGCAAATTTTGGATCAATTACAAGATTTAAAAAATTGGAACAACATTAGAATTATGTTTGAAGCTAAAAATAAATTCAAAGATGAATTTGTGATTTTAGATCAATATGTATTTCCATTTCAATTAGAGCAAGAATTAAGAAACTTAATTGAAGATAGTATTGACCAATTAAAAAGGGATGAAGAAACATTAAAATTTAAACTAACACATATATGAAATCAACAATCTCAAATGCATTTACAACTATTCCTATTCAAGACAAATTTGGATCAATGGGTTTTCCAAGTAATGGATTAACTAAACTTGAATATTTTGCTTTAGAAATTTATAAAGCAATTTACAAGGATAATTTATTACCAGAAACATTGATAAAAGTATCAATAGATGATGCAATTAAATTTTTACAATCTTTAGAAGAAATCCAAAAAAACATATTAAATGAAAAAGAATCAACACCAACACTTATTCAATCATAATTTTCAAGCAATTGTAATATTAATATTTGCTTTTGTTGTTTGTGCTATGTTTGAAAATTGTTAAATGGATAAAAATACTAACATTCAAAAACCATCCATTGAACAATTACTTGAACTTAGAAAATACAAAACCGACCATATACCAGATAAGGAAAATGTAATTTTACGAATTGGTAATAAATCAGTCGGTTCGACTCAAGCATATGTCATCTTTGGTGGATTACCTAAAGCTGGTAAATCAAGTTTTTTAAATTCTTGTATTGCCTCTGCATTTGTTCCGTATGATATTTTCTCAATGAAAATAAATCTTCCAGAACAACGGCAAAGGCTATGCTTGTTTGATACCGAATCAAGCGATTTTGATTTTTATAAAAGAATACAATCAATACTAAAATTTGCCGATTTAGATAAAATTCCAGATAATTTTGATTCTTTTCAAGTTAGAGAGGATGGAACTGGTACAATTAGAAAAATGGTTGAAAGATATTTGGAACTAAACCCAGATTGTTCAATACTGGTATTAGATGGATTATTAGATTTAATTACTAATTATAATGATGAAACTGAATCTTCAATGCTTACTAAATGGTTAAAAAAAATTACCAAAGTACACAATTTACTCATTATATCAGTATTACATTTTAACAAATCTAATGATCACACTACTGGTGTAATTGGTTCACATTCGGATCGTTTTGCACAATCTACTTTAGAAGTAAAAAAAGACAAAGAAAATAACACTTTTGTAATGCAATCAAGATTTATGCGTTCCGATGCAGATTTTGAACCAGTTACATTAATGAATTTTAATGGTATATTTCAGCAAGTAAGTAATGAATCAGTTGTCAAAAAAGGTAATAAAGCATCCGATTTAAGTACCTTAGAGTCACAAAGATTATGTAAACAAATAGTTACTATACCAATGTTATATAGTGAGATTGTAGATGAAATTAAAGAACGTACCGCTGAATCTAATACATATGCAAAGCAATTAATGAAACTATGGATCAATAATGCCTACGTTGTAAAAGACCATAACAATAAGTATAAAACCCGCTAACTTTTTTAACCTTTATGAAAAAACTAATATTTTTTATAGTATTATTATTTAAATTTATATGTGCAGTAATTTTTTCACTTATTTTAATAATATGGGTTTCATTTTTACACATATTAAAACAATTTAAAATTTTTAAATGAAAATTATATTGACAATTATAATCTGGGAACTATTTAAAACTTTGTTTTATAAACTTATAAATAAATAATTATGAAAAAAATCTATTATTTGGGCTATTATATATATGAAATTGGCGGTCAATTTGTATGTGGTATTGATAATTCATACCATAAAACATTAATTTCTGCAAAATGTCATATTGATTATTTAACCCAATAAAAAAAGCCACCTTTTTAGGGGTGGCTCATTGAATTTACTAACATTCAATACCTTATCGGCAACTTTTTTCATAACAAATATAGTACTTTATGAATTACACACAAAAAATTTATTTTATTATTTTGGAACGTAAATTAGCTTGTTTAGATGATCTAATAGAAATAACTAAATATAAAAGAATAACAATATTACGTGCATTAAGTAAGCTATTAATAGCACGTAAAATTACCAGCCATAACTATATGGGAACTAAATTTTTTGTAATAAATTCTAAAAAACTATAAAATGGCTAAAACAATCTATACTGCAATTGTATTTTTTGAAAATGATACAATAGTAAGAAAATATAGAAATATCTCAAATTTGGTCAGTTTTATGCGTTTTTTAGAGAAAATTGAAGCACACTATTGTAATTTATATTACAAAGAAAATAATGCCTATTATAAGCGGTTGTATGTAAATAAATAACCCCAGTAGAAACTGGGGTTGTACACCAACAAACATATATGGAAAAAACAATTCTAACTTAAAAAAAGTTGCTTTTCAGCATTTCTGCGTTTTACTAATCCATCTAATACTTTACCACCAGCAAACTTCCAACGATCAAATTCTTGTGCAACAACATTTTTATTTGCACCACCATTTAGTAATTTTAATAAAGTACTATTTTTAAATGCATTAATTCCAATATTATAACTTAATGAAGATAATGCAATTAATTGATTATTCGTTACTGGAACTTTTACAATAGATTGAACTACTTGATAATCCTCCATTGCATCATTAATTAGCCACCTTTTAGCGGTTGCTTTATCAACTATATCTGTTTTTTGTACTGGTCTTTTTGCATCCCAATTATATTGGCTGCCATAACCAACAGAATATCCAGTATAATCGTAATACGGAACTTGATAAAAACCCTCAAATGAACTAATAGTGTTAAAAATTTTATCACTAATTGATCCAAAAGGTGTTTTATTTAATGCAGTTGCAATTTTTTTTCTTAACATATATACAATTAATGCCGTTCCTAATACACCCAAAACGACTTTTTCGTTTTTGGTCATATTCTTATTTTGAATCTTGTGCGTATGCACCTAATAAAAAAGTACTTATTGTTGCAACAATTTGTCCAGCACCTTGTAATTTACCAGTACTATTGGTTGCAAAAAATCCACCTATTGCTGACAATAAACCAAATATTGTAGTTTTATAATTTTTTTTCATTTTTTATTTTTTTAATATTATATATAATAGTAGTAATTGAAGCAATACCAGATAATATCAAAAACAAAGTACTGGCAATCATATTAATTTGATTTGTGCTTAATATGTAAGTTCCTATACTTAATATTGAACCAGATATACTTGTATGGTCTAAATCGTTATTGCTCATTTACTACACTTTGAATTTCTTTTACAATAGTACTAAATGCTTCTGCAACTTGTACTGCCGTATCTATATTACCAATTACACCTTTTTTAATTGATTCATCAATTAATGCTTTAATAATTTCTAATGCTTTTGTTGTTTCCATATTTGGTTTTTAAATAATTGTTAAATTTAATTGTGTTGCACCCCATTGATAAGCATAACTATTTGAATCTGGACTGGTTGAATATGCATCATAATCAAAACCTTCCATTGTTATATTGCCTTCTGCTAATTTTGTACCTAATTCATTTATTGTGCCACTAAACAAAGCATAGTAAAATATTGCAGTTGTGCTTAAATTGTCATTAATAGAATAAAGGTTAAAAATGTTGGCGTTTACTAATCTTCCGTTGTACCAAATTGATACTGGTTGAATTTCTTTCATATTTTTTTCATTAGAATATTTGATAATATTTATTATTTCCGTCTGCAATTACTAAAACTCTTTGATTAGCAATTAATGTAATATTTGCAACACTTGTTCCAGTTGTAGTAATTATATTAGTACTTGTAGCTGCTGCCAATGTAACCGTATTTGCCGTATTATTTATAACTACATATTGATAATTATTATTTAATGGAGTTGGCAAAGTTAATGTTTGTCCAGTACTACCATTAAATACATGATAATATTGTTGAGATAATGTTGCACTAACTGTATAAGTTGCACCACTTACAGAAATAGCACTTGCAGTTAAACCACCATTTATTTGTAATTTACCTTGTGCATTATCAGTATCAGTACCAACTAAAAAATTACCACCATTAAAGTAACTTTTACCAACAGTATCTAATACTATTTTGTTAGTACCTTGGTCAGTCATTTCTAAATATCCTTGATTTAATGCAGTTCCAGATGAACCTCTACCTGATATTTGTAAAAGTTTAGTACCAGCACTTGATGATATTAACATACCAGCATCAGTTGTACCACCTTGTACTACTAATTTACGAGATGGAGAACTTAAACCAATTCCTAATCTATCATTTGTAGCATCAAAAAAGAAATTTGCATTGTCTTGAGCCAATACACCACTTGTACCTGCATATAAAACACTTCCTGCCGTTGCACTTGTAATACTTCCACCAATAGCCATTCCACCACCACCACTATATTGTGGAATATTTAAAGTATTTGCAATTAATGTAGCAGCACCACTTGTTCCAGTTGTTGTTAAAGTTATAGCACTTTGCTTACCATTAAACGTAGTCCAATCAGTAGAACTTAAAGCACCAGTTGTACTTGTACTTGCTAAAGCTAAACTTATAGCTTGTGAACTTATACTTAAACCATTAGCAGTACTTATTGTAACATCTCCAGTATTAGTACCACTTAAATTTGAACCTATAATTGTACCACTTACAATTAAATTAGATGTTGTACTTGTAGTTGCAACTAAACGCATTGCATCATATGTTATACCAGATGTTGGAGTAAAACGCCATCTCCATTCATCTTGCAAAATATCATCTCTTAAATTAAAATCTAAATATGTATTTACACCACTAACGGTAGTACTAATTGATGCAGCATCACTACCTTCAGTTACAAAAGTTACATTTGTTACACCTAATATTGATGGTGCAGTTACTGAAGTTGATAAACTTGCAGTTGTTCCAGACAAACCACCATATAAGGTCATATTAGCACCACCACCAGCACCCATTACGGCTATTTGTGTTCCACTATTTGCATTAAAAGATAATCCACCACTACCAACTGCTTTTACTTGATTAAGAATACCAATATCAGCAGTTAAATCAAATGTGCCTAAATTAAGGTCATTAATTGCTCCAGAATAAGGTACAAAACCAATAACGCTACCAGTAGCATCTGCTATTAATGTCCATGCACTTCCAGTATCTTCATAAATTTGTGCCGTATCAGTTGAAATAAATAAACGACCTTGAAATCCAAAAGCTGGTCTATTAGCTAAAGTATCCGTAAATAATGCTGGACTTCCTTTTTGATTTAATACCTCGTAATAAACTCTTAAACTCATTTTTATTATTTTATGTTATACAACATTCAAATACCTCTTTCTAACAACAACTACGTTATTACCAGTAGTTGATGTACCAAAGTTTACAAAAAATCTTTGGTTAGTTACTTCACCAGTATTACCAGAAACTTCAAATTGTTGGTTAGGTTGTAAAATAATATTTTCAATTTTTACAACA